TAAAGGAATTGAAGGCTAAAGGTGCAGAACTTGGAAAGTTTGATCCAGCTTCTGGAAGCGGCCCTATGGCGGTAAAAACTTTAAGTCCTTTAGAGATTATCAACCCGTACTTCCAAACTAGGGGAATTAGAACTTTGACTGAAAGGTTGAATGCGGCATTAGGTTCTAAACTTCCTAGCCAAAACACTGCTATTTCAATAAGCAATACGTTAGAAAATACTGCAATAGCTCTTAGAAAAAAAGGTTTCAGCAATCAAAGAATTGATGAAATTATTGGTAATCTTTCAAGAAAATTAAAAGAAGAGTCTATTCAAAACTCAGTAGACAGACCCATGCAGGCAAAAATAAGCGATGAAAATACTATGGGTGATATTTTTGATGCTAGACGAACTGTTGATTTGCCTGCTTATAACAGACCGCTTAATGAAAGCATAAAATGAACGACCTAAATAACTTCGCGCAATATCTAACTGAAGAAGAGTTAGCGACAGTCGCTCCCATGTTGGAGCGGCTTTCGACGTTAGAAGACCGCGATGATCGTAGCAGCAATTATATGTCGTTTGTTAAGCACGTTTGGCCTCAGTTCATTGAGGGCAGACACCACAAGATTTACGCGGAAAAACTACAAGCTGTGGCTGACGGCAAGTTAAAGCGGTTAATCATTAACATGCCGCCGCGTCATACAAAGTCTGAATTTGCAAGTTATTTGTTTCCAACGTGGCTTATGGGGCGCAGACCTGATTTGAAGATCATTCAGGCCACGCACACGGCGGAGTTGGCGGTTGGTTTTGGTCGTAAGATTAAAAACCTGATTGATTCAGATGATTTTAGGGATGTATTTCCTAAAGTCAGCTTGGCATCTGATGCAAAGGCTAGTGGACGTTGGAGTACCAGCGGCGGTGGTGAATATTATGCGGTTGGTGTGGGCGGCGCTTTGGCTGGTCGTGGCGCTGATTTGGCAATTATTGACGATCCAGTTTCAGAACAGGATGCGCTTAGTACAACTGCGCTAGATAATGTGTATGAGTGGTACACTTCTGGCCCTAGACAGCGTTTACAGCCCGGTGGCGCGATAATTATTGTTATGACGCGGTGGTCTATTCGTGATTTAACTGCGAAAGTTCTGGCAAAACAGAGCGAAAAGGGCGCTGATAAGTGGGAAATTGTTGAATTTCCTGCAATTATGCCTTCTGGCGAGTCACTTTGGCCTGAATACTGGAGTTTAGATGAACTTGAGGGCGTAAAAGCGTCTATTCCTGTAGCAAAATGGAATGCGCAGTACATGCAGAACCCTACTGCTGAAGAGGGTGCAATTATTAAGCGTGAATGGTGGAATATCTGGGAAAAAGAAGACCCACCCGTTTGTTCATACATCATTCAAAGTTACGATACGGCCTTTAGTAAGGGTGATCGTGCTGACTACAGTGCTATTACGACTTGGGGTATATTTCTTGAAGAAAACAGCGACGAAGAACACATTATTTTGTTGGATGCGGTCAAGGGGCGCTGGGAGTTTCCTGAATTAAAGGAACAGGCCAATGATATGTACCATGAGTATGACCCTGACATGGTTTTGATAGAACAAAAGGGTTCTGGCATGCCTTTAACGCAGGAATTACGGCGTATGGGCATACCTGTGACGCCATTTACACCTAGCAGGGGCGCTGATAAGTTTACGCGCATGCACTCTTGCGCACCTGTGTTTGAGAGCGGCATTGTGTGGTGTCCTGACACTAATTTTGCTGATGAAGTTATGGAAGAATGCGCTGCATTTCCCAATGGTGAACATGATGACTTGGCGGATTCGATGACACAGGCTATACTGCGATTTAGACAGGGTGGTTTTATCGTGACCAAAACTGACTATAATGATGAAGACGAATACAGATACAGCAAACGCAGAGAATATTATTAGGAGACATAGAATGCCCAAAGTAGGTGATAAGCATTACAGCTATGATGCCAAAGGAATTGCTATGGCTAAGAATGCAGCCAAAGCGTCTGGTAAACCGTTAAAGATGAAATACGGTGGAAGTGTTAAGAAAATGATGCACGGCGGTAGCGTTGAAGTTGATGGCGTTATGCAAGAGCATTATGCACAGCCTATGGACGCTTCTATGGCTGATGAGAACTCAGGGTTTTCCCGTGGCGGTGGCGCGGCACTTCGTGGCACAAAATTTCGTGGTGTAAAATAATGCCCAAGATAACAATCGACGTTGATATTCCTTACAAGGACTATTTTCTTCAGCCAGATGAGTCAGTTGTGATTGAAGATGTGGAAAGTGAAGACGTTGCAAAAGAAGTTGCGATTACCTGCCCGACTTGTGGTGCGGTAATGGCTGAAGAGGTTGAGGCAGATTAGGTTGGCGTTCCGCGCACCTCCCAACGGGTTACGTCAGCGGTTCCCAGTTTCTGTCCTTTCACTGGTAGAGCTTTTCTGCCTCAACACTACAATAGGAAAGTAATATGGCTTTTATAGATCGTGATTCTGGTCCGGGTGGCATTCCAGAAATGCCGATTTTGCCTGAAGAAAACGTTTTGGCAGACATTCCTGAATTACCGCCAGAACCCGGTGTATTTGAGTTTGATGATGGCAGTGCTGTAGTTGGTGATTATGACGATGGAATGGGTGTTGCACCAGAAGTCCCTTTTGATGGTAATTTGGCTGATGTTGTTGATCCTGCCATTCTTGGGCGCATTGCTTCTGACTTGGTTGGCCTTATTGATGATGATTTGGCGTCCCGCGAAGATTGGGAAGACACGTACAAGCAGGGTTTAGAATTTCTAGGCATGAAGACTGAAGAGCGCACAGAGCCTTTTGAGGGTTCGTCAGGCGTTGTTCATCCATTGTTGGCAGAAAGTGTAACACAGTTTCAAGCGCAGGCGTATCGTGAGCTTTTACCTGCAAATGGTCCTGTTAGAACGCAGGTTATTGGTGCGCAGAACGAAATGCTGGTTAAGCAGGCAGAGCGTGTCAAGGATTACATGAATTATCAGATCACGTATGAAATGGAAGAATATGATCCTGAGTTGGATCAGATGCTGTTTTATTTGCCTGTGATTGGATCGACCTTTAAGAAGGTTTACCGTGATCCGCTAAAGCAACGCGCTGTTAGTAACTTTATTCATGCAGAAGATTTAATTGTGCCATATGGCGCTACTGATTTGGCAACTTCGCCTCGCATTACGCACCGTATTACGATGGATTCTAACGAGGTTAGAAAGCTGCAGCTTGCGGGTTTTTACAGCGACATAGATATTCCGACTGATGGTACATCTGATGACCAGATGGATGAGGTTACGGAGTCAATCAACGACATACAGGGCATACACCCTTCCAATTCTTCTACGGATTTAACGCTTTATGAGGTCCACACTGATTTGGACATTGAGGGCTTTGAAGACATTGGAATGGACGGTGAGCCTACGGGTTTAAAGCTACCGTACATTGTGACCATTTTGGAAGATACGAATGAAATTCTTTCTATTCGTCGCAACTATCCAGAAGATGACCCTATGAAACGTGCGCAAAAATACTTTGTGCATTACAAGTTTTTGCCGGGTTTAGGTTTTTATGGATTGGGTCTAACGCACATGATTGGCGGTTTGGCTATGGCTTCAACGTCGATCCTGCGCCAGCTTATTGATGCTGGAACGTTGGCTAATCTTCCAGCGGGTTTTAAGGCCCGTGGTGCGCGTATTCGTGACGAAGATAGCCCACTACAGCCCGGAGAGTTTCGTGACATTGATGTAGTGGGACAAACGCTGCAGTCTTCACTAATGCCGTTGCCGTTCAAAGAGCCTTCTGGCACGTTATATAACCTTTTGGGTACGCTGGTGGATGCTGGTCGCAGGTTTGCATCTATGGCTGACATGAAGGTTGGTGAGATGAGCGGTGAAACGCCCGTTGGCACCACTATGGCGATCATGGAGCGTGGAACTAAGGTTATGTCCGCTATTCATAAGCGGTTGCATTATTCGCAAAAGATAGAATTTAAACTTTTGTCGAAGATATTTGCGCAAGACTTACAGCCGTATCCTTATATGGTTTCTCAGCAAGTTGGCCCTGAAGTAAAAGCACAAGACTTTGATGAGCGTGTTGATGTTTTGCCTGTTTCAGACCCGAACATTTTTTCCATGTCGCAGCGCATTGCTTTGGCGCAAAGCGAATTGCAGTTGGTGCAGTCTAATCCAGAAATACACGGCGGTCCTATGGGGCTGTATCAGGCGTATCGAAAGATGTATGAGGCTTTGGGCGTTACGAACATTGACGCTATTTTGCCACCACCGCCACCTCCGCCCCCGCCTGCTAATGCTGCTAAAGAAAACCAGAATGCGCTTATGGGTATACCGTTACAGGCATTTCCAGAGCAAGATCATCAGGCCCACATAGAGGCTCATATGGCAGTTATGTCTACACCTGCCATGCAGCTTAACCCTGCGTCTATCGTGGCGTTACAGGGCCACATACAGGAGCATATAGGGCTTATGGCTGAAAAGCAGGCACAGGCACAGGTCATGGAAAGAATACCGCCTGAAGTGCAGCAAAACCCAGAGCAAATGCAAATGATGATGCAGCAAATCAAGCCTCAGATTGACCAGATAGCTGCTGTTATGATTGCAGATATGGTTGAAAGCATGGCGCAAGCCGTAGAGCCGCCACAGCAGTCTGATCCTTTGGTTGATATACGCAATCAGGAGCTTCAGCTAAAAGCGGCTGATATGCAGCGTAAGTCTTCAGAGTTTGAGGCAAAGCAAGAGTTAGAGCGTGAGAAAGAAAAGAACGATGTTCTGGTAAATCAGCAGCGCATTGATGTTTCTGAAGCAGCTTTGGACGATAAGACCAGAATTGCAGAAGATAGAATACGGACGCAGCGTGAAATTGCGGTGATGAATGCAACAAAAGCCAATACAGGATAATATCGTAGATTTTCCTGAAATGACTGAAATAGATAGGCAGTTCTTAGAGTTAGAACGCCAAAAGATTTTGATTGCACAGCAACGTAGGCAAATAAAAAATAGGGAAACGAAATGAGTTCTTCAGTAAGACAGAAAATGGCAGAAGTTATTAAGGCGGCGAAACGTCAGCCTGTAGTTACAGCAGAGGTTCAACATGAAGCCACGCCGCCTATCGCGGAAAAGCCTGCAAAAAAGCCCAAAGCCCCAGTTAAAAAGCAGGCCAAGAAAAAGACCAAGGCAACTAAAAAAGTTTAGTAGAATAGCAAGGCCCCAAAGATTTATAGGGGTTTTGTAGCTTTTTGCTAACAATACTTGCGTATCCCGTATAATTGCATACTATGTGTGCAGGGAGACAAGTATGGACGCTGCACATCTAGCACAATATCTGTTGAAAGAAATACGTGAGCGTGATTCTCGGTTAAAAGACCGAGTTGCGGACGGTTCGGCCTCATCTTGGGATGAGTACCGTTATCTTGTAGGCGAAATACGCGGAATGACCTACTGCGAAGATTTAATTAAAACCGCGATGAAAGGCATAGAGCTAGAAGATGACTAAGAAATTGTATGTACCTGACCATGTTGCGAAAGCAGCTAGAAAGGGGAAGCTATCCAAACCGATAGAAAACGCTTTTAAAACGCAAGGGACTGAAGAGGACAATAAAAATGTTGATGATCCATCCAACATTGAGCCTTCCGTACTTGAGCGTTTGCCGCAACCCACTGGGTATCGAATATTAATTATTCCGTATTACCCTAGCGCCAAAACAAAAGGTGGCCTGTATATTCCTGACCAAACTAGAGAGCGAGAGTCATTTGCTACTGTGTCAGCTTATGTAGTTAAGTTAGGCCCGGATGCCTACAAAGACGAACAAAAGTTCCCAAGTGGCTCTTATTGTCAGGAGAAAAACTGGGTTCTTATAGGAAGATATGCTGGGAATAGGTTTAAAGTGGACGGTCTTGAGGTCAGAATCATAAATGACGACAATATTATAGCCACAATACTTGACCCAACAGATGTTTCGTATGTATAGAAAGTTAGGGAGCTAAGGAAATGTCTATGGCTGAAGAAAGCATGGAAAACGAAGAGTTCAACGGCACTACCATTGAACTTGAAGAGGACAATCAGGAATCATCTGCTGTCGAAGCCGCTGATTCAGAAAGTAATTTTGATGAAACCCGAACAAAAGTTCGTAAATCATCAGATGGCGATGACGAACTTGAAAGCTATAGTGAGGGCGTAAAGAAGCGCATTAACCAGCTAACTGCACGGCGTAAGGCTGCAACGGAAGAGGCCGAGGCTGCAGTTCAATATGCACAGCAAGTTCACCAAGAAAACCAGCAAATGAAAGCTAGGCTTCAGCAGCTAGACCAAGGGTATAGGTCTGAGTATGAGGGCCGTGTTGTATCGCAGGAGCAGCAAGCCAAACGCGCTTTGACAGAAGCGCATGAAGCTGGTGATTATGAAAAAGTTGCAGAAGCGCAATCAGCTTTATCGCAAGTTGCTATCGAAAAAGAGCGCATTCGTCTGCAAACGGCGAAAGCCAAACGCGAAAATCAGCAGCGTCAGTATGAAGCACAGCAACAACAGCAACGCCAGCAGCAACCACAACAGCAGCAGCAAAGACAGGCGGCTGATCCTAAGTTAGAAAAGTGGTTGTCGAAAAACGATTGGTTTGAAAAAGACAACGTTATGAAGGCTGCGGCTACTGCTATACATAATCAGATTGTTGGTGAGGAAGGCTTTGACCCTACCACTGACGAATATTATTCTGAAATAGATAAGCGCATTCGTAAAGAAATGCCTCACAAGTTTCAGGCCAAACAACAGAACGCCCAAGTTGTTACGCCTGCGTCTGGTAACGGACGGTCCTTAAAATCTGGGCGGAAAAGATCGGTGGAGCTAACACCGGGGCAAGTCGCATTTGCTAACAAAATGCGGATACCTCTTGAAGTTTATGCGAAAGAGGTTGTGAAACTAGAAAGTAGGAGCGATTAAATGGGAACTAGGTCAGCGCGTGATACAAACTCACGGGAAAGCGCAGAGCGCATTCAGCAATGGCGACCGGGTTCTGCTTTAGACGCCCCAGAGCCACCTCTAGGATACAAGCATAGATGGATTCGTGAATCTGTCATGGAATATGATGATAAGACTAACGTTCATAAAAAACGGCAAGAGGGATGGGAACTTGTTCGCGCTGAAGAGTACCCTGATTATGTTGGCCCCGTCATTGACGAAGGAAGAAACGCAGGCACCATTGGTGTCGGTGGATTGGTTCTGGCCCGAATCCCTACCGAATTGGTAAACCAGCGGAATCAACACTTTGCACAAGTGGCTAGTAATCAAATGGACGCTGTTGACCGCGATTGGATGCGGGAAAACAACGCCCTTATGCCAAAACTGGCACCACAACGTAAATCTTCTGTTAGCTTCGGCTCACGGAATAAATCTGAAGGATAAGTAAGATGGCGAATCAAGACGCCCCTTTCGGCCTTCGCCCACTTAAAAACAGTTTGTCTTCACAAAGACAAAACCGTTATCGTATTGCCTCTGGCTACAACACGAACATTTTCCAAGGTGACTTAGTTACAGTCAACACAAATGGAACAATTACTCGCGTTGCAGCAGGAGACAATGCTTTGTGTTTGGGCGTGTTTAATGGCTGCGAATATGTGGATGCGAATGGTGATGTGAAATTCTCAAACCATTGGCCTGCAAGCGCAACTGGAACAAACATTTTTGCGAATGTCATTGATGATCCAAGTGCGACCTTTGAAATTCAAGCGAATGCAGCAATGCCTGTAGCCGACTTGTTTGGCAATTTTGATATTGTAGACAACAGCCCTGTTGGACGAACCGCAAGCGGTGTTTCCAGCATGGAACTTGCAGTATCAACAGGTGCAACCACAGCAGCCTTGGCTCTGAAAGCTATCGACATTTCTCAAGACCCTGAGAATGACGATGTATCGTCGGCTAATACAAATGTAATAGTCAAAATCAACAACCACCTGTTCAGTGCTGGCACTGCAGGTCTGGCA